TAGACAAAGAGAAAAGGTTTACAGAAGATTCTACTTAGCTAACTTATTACGAATAGAAGGATTAATGCTGAAAGAAATAGGAGCTTTATTAGACAAGAACCACGCTACAATAATACACTACATTGAAAGCCATAAATATTGGACTAGAATAAAGGATAGACAGTATTTAAACTACACTATTGACTTGATGGAAATTTATCCAACAAGACCAACTTTAAGAAATGAAATATTAAAAGTAAAATCACTTAGACAATTAGATAATTTAAAAAAAAAGATAGACGATTTTGTATAAAAAGTTATTAACAATGTAATTTTAAGTTAATTTTATTATTATATTAGCAGACGGATTGGCTCGACACCATAAGTCCTTAGGAAGTTATTAGCCTTGTATTGAAGCAGAAGTCGAGTCCTGCGGATATATGAGGCTTTTTTTATTTATTTAATTTTATATATTATGATTAAAGCTGAAAAATTTACAACTGATGAAGGTAGTAATTTTGAAATTTCTATTGGTGATTATACAGGTAGATTATTAATTGACACCGAAAACAACACACTTCAATTTACTAAAAAAGAAGTAAAAGAATTAATTAATATTTTATTTGATTACTATGAGCGGTTGGATTAAATTACACAGGTCAATAACTAATCATTGGTTATACACCGAGAAACGCGTTTTTAGTAAGTTTGAAGCGTGGAACGATATACTTTTAACTGTTAACTTTACTGATGCTAAAACAATCATTAAAGGAAGCTTATATGAAGTAAAAAGAGGGCAAAGCATTTTGTCTTTAGAAAGTTGGTCTAAGCGTTGGAATTGGAATAGGTCTAAGGTTAGTAGGTTTTTAAACACGCTGCAACTTGATGGAATGATTGTATTAAAAAGTGATACAGTAACGACACAGCTAACTGTTTGTAACTATGAGAGTTACCAAGGTGAGCGAACTGCAGATGAGACGCAGACGAGACGCAGACGAGACGCAGATGAAACGCAAGTGAACACAATAGAAGAAGGAAAGAAAGAAAAGAAAGAAATAAGTATATTCATAGAACCTACTTATAATGAAATTCTTGAATACTGTACACAAAGAAAAAATGGTATTGATGTCAACAAATTTCTTAACTTCTACGCTTCTAAAGGTTGGATGGTTGGTAAGAACAAAATGAAAGATTGGAAAGCCTGTGTAAGAAGTTGGGAAAAGCCAATTGAAATACCTGAAGTAAACGAACCTAAAAAATGGAAAGCACCGTGGAGTTAAATGGATATAAAATAACCGAAGCAGGGGATGTAATTACTGACCTGTTTAAATATAGAGACAACTATAACCAAAAAGGAAAATACTTAGGGTTTAAAAGTCTGCACGAGCATTACTCTATGAGCTTAGGAAATTGTACTGATTGGACAGGTTTTCCTATGAGTGGTAAAACACAGGTGCTAATGGAGTGCTTAATGAATACTTCTAAGTTTTATGGATGGAAGCATTTAGTTTACTTTCCCGATGTTGGTTCTAATGTTGAAATAGTAGCTGATTTAATACATAAGAAGACAGGCAAGAGCTTTAATCCATTAGATAAGAATGTTATTCAAGACAAAGAAATAACACAGGCAATTGATTGGGTTATACAACACTTTAAAATACTTACTCGTGAAGATGTAAAAGCTAAGCTTACACCAATACAATTTTGGGATATGGCAGTAGAACTAAAAAAACACGGAGAATTACACACGGCATCTATTGATAGTTGGAAGGATTTAAACCACCCTTATGCAGACTTTGGAGGTTATGCTCAATACTTAGAATATGTTTTACCTTACAGGAATCAAATAGCTGAAGATAATGATTTACATTTGCACACGATTATACACCCTAAACTAACTGAAAAGGAAAACGGAAAACGAAATGCACCTGTTCCTTATGATTTAAAAGGTGGCTCTGAATGGTTTAATAGTGGTAAATGTATGATAACAGTTCATAGACAAGACCCTACACTTAACTTAGCAGAAATACACTTTAATAAAATCAAGCCAAGAAGCAACGGAAATATAGGAATGATAGAAATTTTATTTGATAAAGAACGCTTAAGCTATTTTGAGCAGACAAGTCCACAACCAAATGTATTTGTAAAAGAATTTGCCTGTAAGCAACAAGAAGTAAAAAAAAATATCACAATGATTGAAAGAAAATTAAACGACTTACCATTTTAAATTATGAACTTAGAACTCCTTAAACAAAAAGCAATACTTAAGAAAAATATTATTAAGATAGAAATATCAAAAGACGAAATAATTAAGAAGCACCCTAATAGAACCGACTTAATAAATTCTATGCAGGAATCACAAACTGAATTGGAAGATGTATATGCTTTTATTCACGAGATGGAGAAGCAATTACGAATGCAGGTTGAGACATCTTATAGACTTGAACGCTTAAACCTTGAATTGAAATACGAAGTTAAACAAGCACAATTAAATTTGAAAATGTATGAGATGTAAAAACTGCAAACAAGTATTTGAGCCTGTTAAATTCCTACAAAAGTATTGCCTAAAAGACGAATGTATTAAAGTTTGGGTAAAAGCAGAAAACGAAAAGCAATGGACTAAGAAGAAAAGCCAAATGAAAGCGGATTTAACGACCACAAGCGACTATCTTAAATTAACCCAACAAGTAGTAAACAAATATATTAGAGTTCGTGACGAAGGTTTAAATTGCATTAGTTGTGATTTACCACCAAAGAAAAAAAATGCAGGTCATTATTACTCACAGGGTGGACACTCAGCAGTAAGATTTGACGAAGACAACATACACCTTCAGTGTGAACACTGCAACACTTTTTTGTCAGGTAACTTGTTAAACTATCAAATAGGAATTGAAAAGAGAATAGGAGGCGAAAGATTAATGAAGCTGCAAGCTAAAGCACACGATGTAAAGAAGTGGACAAAAGAAGAACTAAAAGAAATAATAGAAATTTATAAAAAAAAGATAAAAAATGATTTATAACAACGACTTTAAATTTGATTTAGAAATAGGACAAGTTTACGAAAAGCAATTAGGAGAATTATTAGGTAAGAAAATAGAAGTTAAGCGTGATTTTAGAGCATTAGAAACAAAGAATATTTTTGTTGAATATGAAAGTAGAGGCAAAGCTTCAGGACTTTCTACAACAGAAGCATTTTATTACTGTTATTTTTTATCTGATTTTCATTGTGTTTTTATTAAAACAGATAAATTAAAAGAATTATGCAGAAAATTTGTTAAAACTAATCGTGATGTTAAAGGCGGCGATAGCAACACCAGTAAAGGAATTTTACTACCAATAACAATTTTTTTTGAAAATATTTACTAAAAAGTATTGCCAATTAAAATAATATAATTATATTTGACGATAAATTAACCATTTAAAAACAAAACGCTATGAAAAATTTATTTAAAAGTTTAGCTGAATTTCAACAGGAAGTGCCTGTAATTCACAAAGCAACACAAGGTTATGGCTACACTTATGCCGATTTGCCTAAAATCTTTGAGACTATTAATCCATTACTAAAGAAAAACGGATTAGGTTTTACTCAACTAATCAACGGAACTGAATTGATTACTATTTTATTTCATTGTGAAAGTGGTGAAAGTATCGAAAGCAAGACTGCAATACCTCAAGGAGTACAATTAAAAGGTATGAACGACTTTCAAGTATTAGGTAGTGCAATAACTTACTTGCGTAGATACGCTTTATCTTCGATTTGCGGACTTGTAACTGATAAAGATACCGATGCTTCAGGTGAGCAAGTTAAACACGAACCAAAGAAGCCTACGATTGATGCTAAAAGATTTGATAAAGCATTAGATGCTATTGTAAGCGGTAAGTATTCAGTTGAAGAGCTTGCAAGTGATTTCACTTTAACTGCTGAACAACTTAAAGCTATATCAAAATGAAAATAAGATGCAGCCAATTAGGTAAGATAATGACAAAGCCTCGTTTAAAAAGCGAGGTACTGTCACAAACTACTAAGACCTATATACAGGAGCTTGTACTACAGGAAAAGTATGGAATTTATAAGGAGTTTTGGAGTAGATATACTGACAAGGGTAACGCAGTTGAAGATGAGGCTATCAATTTAGCAATGGACACTTTAGAGGTAGGTTTCATATATAAAAACGAAGAAAGCTTTTCTAATGATTGTATAAAAGGCACACCCGATGTTAACACCGATATACTTTTAGATGTTAAATCTAGTTGGGATGCAACTACCTTTCCATTTTTCGAGGATGAGCTACCTAATAAAGATTATTTTTACCAATTACAGGGGTATATGTGGCTAACAGGTAAGCAAACTTCTTTACTTTGTTACTGCCTGATTAATACACCATTTGAAATAGTTGAAGATGAGGTAAGGCGTGAACACTGGAAGCAGCAGTCAATAGATGAGAGTCAAGAAATAAGAAACTTTGTAGAAGCTAAGCATAACTTTGACCATATACCAAAAGAAAAACGAATAAAGACTTTTGTAATTGAGAGAGATGAGGCTGTAATCGAAGAGATAAAAACACGAATAGAATTGTGTAGAGAATACTATAACCAACTAATAGAAACAATATGATAATTTTACTAACAATACTGCTCACACCCGCAATAGTTTGGGGTTGGGTTTGTTCAATAGCTTATTTATTAAACCTTAAAAACGATTAACAATGGAAACAAAAAACAACAGCGGTGCTATCTTTAAAA